CGTTGAATCATTTCAAATAGGATTATCTTTATTAGGTTATAACTTACCTGTTTTTGGTGTTGATGGTTTATTTGGTCCAGAAACTCAAAAAGTATTAAATAAATTTAAAAATGATAATAATTTAGAAACTAATGGAATTTTCGATACTGCAGTACGAGATGTAATGTATAACAAATTAAAGAATGCAGATATAGACGATAAAAATATTAAAAAATATACATATGATAGTAAAGAATTTTCTTCACTAGATGGTAAAATAACACATACATATTCAGGACAAGCTGCAACAGGTATTCAACGATTAATAGATGCTATGATTGAAAATGGTGTAACAGACCCAATTGCTCAAGTTGGTATGTTGGCAGTAATAGGTAAAGAGACTCATTTTGTCAATAAAAAAGAAAAAGGGTATAATAACACATCAAATGCTAGAATTAACAAAATATTTTCTAGAACTAGAAAATTGTCTGATAGTGAATTAAATAGATTGAAAAATGATTATGATGAATTCTTTAATTTTGTATATAATGGAAGAATTGGAAATAACAATATATCAGACGGATCAAAATTTGTAGGTAGAGGTTATAATCAACTTACAGGTAAAGGTAATTATGAAAAATATAGCAAAATAATTGGTAGAGATTTAACTAGCGATCCTGATGTACTTTTAAATGATGCAATAGCAGCAGAAGTAGCAGTAAAATTTTTAACAAAAAGAGGAGTTCCAGAATTTAGAAATCCTAAAGAAGCAACTTTATATTTTTCTGATGTTAACTCAGGAAGCCCTAAAAGAAGAGCGAGAGAATCTTCGATTAGAGAATTACAAAAATTTGATATTGTTGATGCATAACTTACATAATTTTAACTTAAAAAACTTAAACAATTACTTGGACTTAACGAATTAATTATTTAAAATATAATTAATAAATAACATAAATTAATAACTTAACAAAAAAAGAGTACTTATGGGACTTAACTTAGACGCCATNAAGGCAAAACTTAATCAATTAAACAGAAACGACGATCGTCGAAACAATCTTTGGAAGCCAGAAGCTGGNAAGACACGNGTAAGAATCGTACCTTATGTTCACCGCAAAGATAATCCATTTTTAGAATTGTATTTTCACTATGACATTGCAAAAAGATCAATGCTATCACCAGTTTCATTTGGTAATGCAGATCCAGTAGTTGAATTTGCAGAAAAACTAAAAAAGACAGGTGATAAAGAAGATTGGTTAATGGGTCGTAAAATTGAACCTAAAATGAGAACTTATGTTCCTGTAATCGTAAGAGGTAAGGAAGCAGATGGTGTTAAATTTTGGGGATTTGGTAAAACATTTATACAGAATTACTTTCAATCGTTTCTGATCCAGATTATGGTGATATTACAGACTTAATGAATGGTCGTGATATTGATGTAGAATTTACACCTGCAGAAGGAGGAGCATTTCCTAAAACTGCTATACGTGTTAAACCTAATACATCTCCTGCAACTGAAGATAAAGCAATTGCAGAAAAGGTTATGAATCAACCAAAAATTACAGATATCTTTCCTGAGCCAACTTATGAAGAATTAGAAACTGCTCTTAAAGAATGGATGAATCCTGAAAATGCTGATGCGGATGTTGAAACAAACACGACAAATACAAAAGCTGATAATAAGGAATCTAAATCAGAATCTAATACTGAAAAGAAAACTGATGTAGCATCTGCTTTTAATGATTTATTTAATTCATAAGAGGTACTAAATGGCGAAGAAAAAAAGCAAGAGTAAGGGCGAACTGGAAGATGTGTTAGCAAACACATTGGCTGATAGTATAAATAAACAATTTAAAGGTCAATCACTTAAAACTGCATTCTTTCTAGATGGTGATGATGATTCGCCTAGTAATGTTAAAGAATGGATATCATCTGGGTGTGACTCTTTAGATCTAGCAATATCAAATCGACCTAAAGGAGGATTTCCTGTTGGTAGAATTACCGAAATAACAGGGTTAGAAGCGTCGGGTAAATCATTGTTAGCAGCACATACCTTAGCAGAAACACAAAAGAAAGGTGGATTAGCTGTTTATATTGATACTGAGTCAGCTACAAGTTCTGAGTTTTTAACTGCAATTGGTGCTGATTTGAAAACTATGTTATATGTACCACTAGAAACAGTAGAAGAAATTTTTGAAACAATTGAAACTATTGTAGATGGTGTTCGAAAATCAGACAAAGACAGATTAGTAACAATTGTAGTAGACTCAATTATGGGTGCATCTACAAAAATAGAAATGTCAGCTGAATATGACAAAGACGGATATGCAACATCTAAGTCAATCATATTATCAAAAGCAATGCGTAAAGTAACAAATTGGATTGCTCGAGAGCGTATCTGTTTAATCTTTACTAATCAACTCAGAGTTAAAATGGGCGTAGCATTTGGAGATCAATGGACTACAGCTGGTGGAAAGGCAATTCCTTTTCATGCATCTGTAAGATTAAGATTAAAAAATACAGGCCAAATTAAAGCAACAGTTAATGGTGCAGAACAAGTAGTTGGTAGTAAGACTAATGTCCAAGTAGTTAAAAATCGTATGGGGCCTCCACATCGTAAAATTGATTATGAAATCTATTATGATAGTGGTATTGACAATTATGGTGGATGGTTACTAATGATGAAGAAATTCAAAATAGTTAAACAAGCTGGTGCGTGGTACACATTAGAAGACATTGATCATGAAACTGGCGAAATCTTTGGAGAAATGAAATTCCAAAGTAAAGACTTTGTTGAAAAGGTTATATCAAATCCAGAAGCAAAAGAAAGGTTATACCGAAGAATCTGTGATGCTTATATTTTTAAATATCAAGCTGGCGTAGATGGTGGAATTGATGACGTTGTTATCGATGAAGAAGTAATTGACGAAGAAGGATAATGAACAAGTATCAACGTTTATTTAACGAGTTACAAAAAGAAAAGGTGTTGAGTCCAAAAGATGCAAATGATCATATTATGGTGTTTGATGGACTCAACACTTTTATTCGAAGTTTTGGAGCAACTCCTGCATATAATGAAGATGGAGACCATATTGGTGGTATTACTGGATTCTTATATTCTATAGGAAAAACTGTTAGAGACTTTAAACCTAGTAGATGTGTAATTGCATTTGATGGTAGAGGCGGAAACGCAAAAAGAAGAAAAATTTATAAAGGTTATAAAGCAAACAGAGCTAATAAAACTAAATTACGAAGATTTGATCATCATGAAACTTCTATAGAAGACGAACAAGAATCAATGCGTAAACAATTTAGTCGATTAGTTTCATATTTAGATAATTTACCTGTAACATTTTTATCTATGGATGGAATTGAAGCAGATGATACTATTGCATATATAGCTCAAATGTATAATGAAACATGTAAAAAAATTACAATTGTTTCTACAGATAGAGACTTTTATCAATTAGTAGATGAACGAATTCAAATCTGGTCACCAATTAAAAAGAAAATGTATGATACCCAAACAATTATAGAAGAGTTTGGTGTTCATCCTAATAATATGGTTTTATATAGATCATTTACAGGAGATAAATCAGATAATATTCCTGGTGTTAGTGGTATTGGACCAAAAACTATCTTAAAACTTATTCCAGAAATAGCAAATGAACAACAAGTTACATTAGAAGAATTATTTGCAAAAAGTAATAAACTATTAACAGAAACTAAACAATACCAAAAAATATTAGATCATCAAGATACAATTGAAAAAAATTGGCAACTGATGAATATAAAACTTCTAGAGATATCTGCTAATACATCTTCTAAAATACGTGGAATAATGGATGAACCTATTTCGGGATTGAATCGTTCAGAATTTCAACGTTTATTTTATGAAGACAAGATGTGGGCAGTAATGAAAAATCTACCAGATTGGCTAACACGAACATGGCTATCTTTAGATGCATTTGCAAAACAAACACAAAAATAATTTGAAATTAATTTTATTTTTAATATTATCTATATATGACAGATAAATTAAGTGAATATGGTTGGGGCTTTCAAGTTAAAGTCATAGCTGCAATGTTTACGGATCGATTATTTCTACAACAAATTGCTGATATTATACAAGCAGATTATTTTGAATCTGATGCTAATAGTTGGTTAATGGAAGTTATATTAGATCATTTTCGTGAATATAAAACACCACCTACAAAAGACGTACTAAAAGTTAAAGTAACGTCTATAGAAAATGATGTGCTTAAGACTGCCATATTAGAACAATTAAAAGAAGTATTTCGATATATGGAGTCAGACGATTTAACATTTGTTAAAGACGAAATACTTAAATTTTGTAAAAATCAAGAAATTAAACGAGCTATAATGGATTCTGTTGGATTACTCAAAATGGGTAATTATGATGAAATTAAAAGTAAAATTGACGGCGCAATGAAAGCTGGTGCTGATACTGATATTGGATTAGAATATAAAGACAATGTAGCAGTACGTTATGAAGAAGCAGCTCGAGCTACAATGACAACTGGGTGGGATGTTATTGATGATCTTATGGATGGAGGATTAGCTCCAGGTGAGTTAGGTGTTGTAATGGCTCCTGCAGGAATAGGTAAATCTTGGTTGCTTATTAATATAGGTGCAAATGCAATGAGAGCTGGTAAAACTGTTGTTCATTATACATTAGAACTTAATGAAAATTATGTAGGTCAAAGATATGACTCAGTTGTAACTGGTATCAATGCTCAAAATTTAAAAAATTATCAAGAAGATATCCAAGAAAAAATGGATAAACTGAAAGGTGATTTAATTATAAAATATTATCCAACTAAATCTGTTGGAGTAATGGGTATCAAAGCTCATATAGAAAAAACTATAATGCTTGGTAATACACCAGATTTAATTATAGTAGATTATGCAGATCTTTTAAAAGTTAATCAAAAAGATAAACATGAAGCATTAGAAGAATTATATGAAGATTTAAGAGGTATGGCAGGAGAATATAATGTTCCAGTATGGACTGCAACTCAAGCAAATAGATCAGCATTAGAAGAAGATGTAATTGAAGCTGATAAAATAGCATCTTCATATGGTAAAGTAATGGTATCAGACTTTTTAATGTCATTATCAAGAAAGGTGGAAGATAAAATGTCAGGTACTGGTAGAGGTCATGTTATTAAAAATAGATTTGGTCCAGATGGTGTAACGTTACCATGTAAAATAAATACAAATAATGGTCAATTTCAGTTCTTTGAACCACAAACAGAACAAGGAAAACAGACTACAAAAATTATGAAAACAGGAGAAACAATGGTAAAGAAAAATCTTGCACAAAAGTTTAAAGATTTGGGTGGAACATTGGGATAGCGATATATTTATATAAAATGATGTCCGGTTTGATTACCGGGCTTTTTTTATCTAAAAATAAACCGGTTAATAATAAAAAATTATGAGTAAACTTTTCACAAATCGTATAGAATATAAACCATTTGAATATCCAGAATACTTTTTAGATGGTTGGATGCCACAAGCTCAAGCCTTTTGGTTACATACAGAAATACCAATGCAAAGTGATGTAAAAGATTGGAATGAAAATTTAAAAGCCCATGAAAAAAACTTAGTAGGAAATATACTTTTAGGTTTTGCTCAAACAGAATGTGCTGTGTCTGATTATTGGACAGGAATGGTTACAAAATGGTTTCCTAAACATGAAATACGTCAAATGGCTATGATGTTTGGTAGTCAAGAAACAATTCATGCTGTTGCTTATTCTTATCTTAATGAAACATTAGGACTTGAAGATTTTGCAGCATTTTTACATGAACCATCTATGGCTGATAAATTTGAATTCTTAATGTCTACTAAAGCTAATTATACAGATACAGATTTACTAGAAAATTCAGTTGCAAGAATGGAAGTTGCAAGAAGTCTTGCTATATTTTCTGCATTTGCAGAAGGCGTAAGTCTTTATAGTTCTTTTGCAGTTCTTTATAGTTTTCAAATGAGAAACTTATTAAAAGGAATAGGACAACAAATGAAATGGTCTGTAAGAGATGAATCTTTACATTCTAAAATGGGATGTAGATTATTTAATCATATGTGTGAAGAAGATAAAGATTTAAGAAACAATGTTAAAGAATATATTTATCAAGCTGCAAAATTAATTGTAGAAATGGAACATAATTATATTGATAAGATTTTTGAAATGGGTGACTTAGAAAATTTAACTTCATATGATTTAAAGAATTTTATTTATAGAAGAACAAATGAAAAGTTACAAGAATTAGGATTAGATCAAATATTTGAATATGATGAACCTTCAGCTGATAAATTAGATTGGTTCTATCATTTGACAGGTGGTCATACTCACACAGACTTCTTTGCAATCAGACCTACTGATTATGCAAAAGCTGGTGAAGGTGATGATTGGGATGATATTTGGTAATAATTAAAGATAAAAAAATGACAGCAGATCAAATAGAAAAAGAATTGGGTTGGGAACGTGGTATTGATTACCCAGAATGGGGTCATACAGACGTTTATTTAAATACTATATCAAAAGGATATTGTTTATTAGATGAAACTCCAAAAGATGCATATAAACGAGTAGCTACAACAGTAGCAAATAGACTTAAAAAACCAGAAATGGCTGATAAGTTTTTAAAATATATATGGAATGGGTGGTTAAACTTAGCTTCGCCTGTATTAAGTAATACTGGAACTGAAAGAGGTTTGCCTATAAGTTGTTTTGGTATTGACGTAGCTGATTCAATTCAAGACATTGGTGCAAAAAATTTAGAATTAATGTTATTAGCTAAACATGGAGGTGGTGTTGGTATTTGTCATAATCAAATAAGACCAGCTGGAAAAGAAATTACAGATAATGGTACAAGTGACGGCGTAGTTCCATTTATTAAAATTAATGATTCTACTATTCTTGCAACTAATCAAGGTGCAGTTAGAAGAGGTGCTGCTAGTACAAATTTAAATATTGAGCATGATGACTTTTGGGATTGGTTAGAAATTAGAGAACCTAAAGGTGATATAAATAGACAATGTTTAAATATGAATCAATGTGTTATTATTTCTGACAAGTTTATGCGAAGCGTAATGGAAGGTGATGTTGAAGCAAGAAGAAGATATTCAGCAGTACAGAAAAAGCGAAGACAAACAGGACAACCTTATATAATGTATAGAGGTAATGTTAACAAACAAAATCCTGACGCTTATAAGAAAAATGGTCTTAAAGTATTTATGACTAATATATGTTCTGAAATTGTTTTACATACAGATGAAAATCATAGTTTTGTTTGTTGTTTAAGTTCTCTCAATCTTTCAAAATATGATGAATGGAAAAATACAAATCTTATTTATGATGCAACATGGTTTCTAGATGGTGTACTTGAAGAATTTTTACAAAAAGCTAAATTTAGAAAAGGATTTGAAAATTCTGTGAGAACAGCAGAAAAAGGCAGAGCATTAGGTTTAGGTGTATTAGGATGGCATACATATTTACAACAAAGAGGTATTGCATTTGAAGGATTAGAAGCACAATATGAAACACGTAATATATTTTCTCAGATTAAAATTGAAAGTGAGCGAGCTAGTCGTGATTTAGCTGAACAATATGGAGAGCCATTATGGTGTAAAGATACTGGATTTAGAAATACTCATCTTAGAGCAGTTGCTCCTACCGTATCAAATTCTAAATTAGCTGGAGGTATATCTGCAGGTATTGAACCTATTCCAGCAAATATATGGACTGATCAATCTGCAAAAGGAACATTTATTAGAAAAAATAGAGTATTAGAAGGATATCTTGAAAAAATGGGGCATAATAATAAAAAAGTTTGGGATAGAATTATGGCTGATGGTGGTTCTGTACAAGGTCTTAAATTTTTAGAAGAATGGTGTTTTGTCAGAGGTATGTTAATTAGATGTAAAGATATTCCTGAACATCAAGAAGGAGTTCCTTTTAAAGATGTATTTAAAACATTTAAAGAAATAAATCAATTAGACTTAGTAAGACAAGGCGGTATTCGACAACAATATATAGATCAGGCAGTTTCTTTAAATTTAGCATTTCCTAAAGAAGCTACACCAAAATGGATTAATCAAGTACATTTAGAAGCATGGAAGCAAGGTATTAAAACTCTTTATTACATGAGAACAGAATCAGTACTTCGAGGAGATATTGCTGCAAGTGCAATGGAAGAATGTTTAAGTTGTGATGGATAGTATAAATTATTAAAAGGTTATGAATGAATAAATTAAGTAGATATGTTGGGAATACACCTTTACTCCCAATTAAATTAGCTGATTACACAGTATTAGGTAAAGCTGAATTCACAAACCCAGGAGGTTCAGTAAAAGATAGAATGGCAACATATATTATAAATGATGCTGAATTTAGAGGATTAATAAAACCTGGAGATACTTTATGTGAAGCAACTTCAGGTAATACTGGAATAGCATTTTCAATGTTAGCAGCAGAAAGAGGATATAAAATGAAAATTATTATGCC